CAAAAGTATTACCACTTGTAGGATTAACTAATGTATCACTCATTACATAAGTTCCACCATCTTTTGTCATTTTCAATGTTTCTTTATCTTCTACTTCTGCACCTAATTGTGGTAATTTAATTCCACCTTCTTCATGTGTAGCACCAGTAGCTAACATTGTATTACTAGATAAAGCTGATAATTTACCACCTTGTTTATAAGCAATAAATTTATCGCCATCCCAATAACCTTGTCCTCTTTTATCAAATTGAGAAGCTACATTAGATTCATCAGATAATTGTTGATAACCATCACCTTCACCGAAAGGGGCTAATCTTTTAAATTTATCTGTAAAATGTTCACCTCCTTTTGGAGAACCTAATTTTTTCATTCCTTCTTCTTTCCAATAACCAGCTAAATCATAATCATCTGATTCATTATATTTATTATCAGATTTCCATTTATCATAAGCTACTTGTTGTCCTTCATTTAATTGTGTTTTAGAAGTTTTATTAGGTACTAAACCACCATCAGGATATTTTAATAAAGATAATTTACCACCTTCTTTTCTTTCAGTTAAAGAATATGTTTGATTACCATTAACAGGAACTTGTAAACCTCTTTGTGTAGCATTTGCTACACTTTGTTTATCTAAAGCTTGTCTATATTCTTGTTCTGCTTTTAATCTAGCATCTTTAGCATTAGATGCTTGTATTCCTCCAATAGTTCCACCAATTACAGCACCAGCAGCCATTCCCCAAGGACCAGCCACACTTCCTGCACTTGCTCCAGAAGCTGCTCCTCCTAATACTCCACCTGCAACTTCATCTTGTTGTGCTACTAAAGGTGCAATCATTCCTACACCTGCTGCTGAAGCTGCATAAGGATCAATAGACATTTTATTATTTACTTTATTAGGAGGATTAGCTCCACCTTCTAATTTTTTGTAAATCTTATTTAATTTACCTGTTGAATTTTTACTTAAAGCTACCATGTTCAGGATTTTAAATAATTGTATAATTTATACAAAAAATATTGATTTTCAAAACAATTCTGAATATTTATCTAATAGCAAGATTCTCATTTGCTCCAATATCTATTATTGATATTTCGCTATTAGTAAGATTATTATATTTTAATCTAGCTAATATATGAGTACTGTTAAATCTTTTTTGTTCAAAATCATCCATTGTTATATCTATTGTAGAATTTATAATATTGTAATCTTCAAATAATGATTTTATAAAAACACTAAAATCATTTGGTGATACATTATTATGTATTAAAATATCTCTAAAATCATTGAATAACCAGTATTCTTTAACCTTTCTTATATTACCTTCTCCTAATTCATGTGAAAAATCAAGATTTATTTCTCCACTACATTGGTAATCATTCCAAATAGATATAGAACTAAATGTTTCTAAATATTTAGAAATAGTATTTTTTACTTCTGATTTCCAATGTATAGATTGAAATAGTTTTTCTAAATATCTACTACTAGGTTGATTATTAATAAAATTAAAAACAGGAATTATAATAAAAGGTTTAATAACATCTGTTAAAGCTTCTTTATAATAAACTCCTTTTTTATCTCCTATATTATGTATATATAAATTACTTTCTGTTGTAAAATCATTTTTAAATGAAATTACATTATGTCTAGTATTACATAATATATCACAAATATAATCATGAAAACTTAACCATGCTCCATTACCTTGATTTAATTCAGGTGAATAAGATAAAGTAAAAGATTCTTCTCCATTTTTTATACTTATTAATAATCTATTATAATAAAAATCATAACAAGTAAATATTTTAGATATTCCTTGATAATTTAAATTATTAGGTATAGTTCTAATATATTCTAAAAAAAAGTTTTTTAATCCTTGTCCTGATATTTCTTTAGGTTCACTACCATCACCATTTATTAAAAAGATTTTACCCTGTAAAGAATCTACACAAGAATATCCTAATTTTGAACTGTAACAAGATTCTCTATGTTGAGAACCAATATAACCATCTTTATTATATATTATTTCAAAAGGTTCTATATCAAATATATCACCAGAACCTAATTTAAGTTGGACTTCTGTAGTAGATAAAGTAGTTTTATTATTAGTTATAAATAATGCTTGTACACATTGTATAAATAATCTACCTTCTGATGTTTGTCTTAAAGCTATAATTTCTCCTCTATTTCTTCTAACATCAAAATAATCATTAGCTTTAAAATCCATCCAAGCTAATCTTTTAGTATCATTACCTTGAGGTAAACTTCTAATTATTCTATTAGGAAAATTATTAGAAAATCTATTATTAGGATTAAATATTGTACCTATAAATTTATTTAATGTAGCACTAAAATTAGGATTATATTTATATTTATAATCAATAACACTACTTAAACCATCATTTTCAACACCTGCAATACTAAGATTTATAAAATTAGTTAAATCATAATAAGCTTGATAATTTGAATTATTTGTAGCATCACCAATTATTATTGAATTTTCTCTTTTATTATTATTATTTCTAGTTTCTGCAATATACCAATGCCAACATTTTAAACCTCTTAATCCATTATCGTTAAAAACACTATCTGATGTTACACCATAATTATTAGAACAACATTTACTTAAAAAAGTATCACCTCCATAAATTGTAATTTCTCCTGTTTCATTAGTAAATGTTGTACCTGTATTTACTAAATTTTGTTGTGTAAATCTCTCGTAAATATTATTTTTTAATACAAATAAATTATATAATGCAGAAGTATGATTTTGTGTATTAGTCTCAGTATCATAATCCCAAGCATAAGTAGTACCAGTACTTGTACTTAAATCAATATATATATCTTTTACAAAATCATAAAAAGGTACATTTTCTGTTAATTGTATATGATAACAACTTTCTTGTAATCTATTATCTATACTATAATTAATAGTTTGTATAGTATTATTTCCTAAATATCCAGCTTTACTTATTTTTTTACAATAATTATTATTAATATATTTAATATCAGATACTCCATTTAATGTTGTAGTACCAAAAGAAAAACTATCACCATCATAACTATAACCAAAATCAGTATCTATTATTATTTCAACAGGATTTTTAGATATTAAATTAAAATTAAATTTAACATGAGTAGGAAATATAGCAGGAAATAAATGATCTCCTCCATTATTATTAACTAATAAATCAAAAGCATGATTTCTAAGAACATTAGGTCTAACTTGTAATATATTATCAAAAACACCTAATATGTTTACTAAAGTACCAAAATTACATCCTGTAGAATATCTACCATAATCTATAGGTATGTCAAAATTTTCAGCACTTAATAAACTATAATCTTGTGCTAATATAGTAGTATTATCCAAACTTCTTTCAGCATAGAATATTTCATAACCTTGAATTTGTTCTTGTATTTCTGTAGGTATTAAAATAGAATCTGTATCTACTATAATACCTAATCTATCAAGTTTAGATAATCCGTATTGTGAAATACCTTTATCTTTATAATATTGCCAAGTAGTTTGTAAATTAGGAAATTTAAAATGTTTAACTTTTCCTATTGTTCCATTTAAACATGGTTCTGTTAATAAATTTCTACCTCCAGGTATAGGAGTACCATCATATTTAAAAGCACCATTAAATTCTTCATCATTAGGATTAGGTAAATTTTCTTTAGGATATTGTTCATCAACATTTTCCCAATAACTAAAAGTACCTTTACAATTATTTGTATTACTAGTATCTGTAATTACACTATAATCATTAATTTGATAATTTTTAGCACTTGTTTCATAAGTATTTGTATGACCTACTATAGAATCAAAATTAGATAATGATGGTGCAGGTATATGAAAAGCTTCACTATAATTACCATTTAATAATTTAAATCTAATATAAAAAGCATAAATTTCATCATGTTGATAACCTTTATCTTCTAATTTAGAAGAAAAAGCTGTATAATCAACTACTTCACTATACCATTTAAGTTTTATATTACAAGCATATTTTTGATATTTTAAAGCTTCTTGTGATTTTAAATTACCTAATGCAAATTGTTTAGATAATTCTGTAACTGTAAAAGCAGTTTTATAATCTAAAGTAGGTATTAATAATTCACCTTGTATAAGTTCTATAAAAGTTTCTGAACCTGTAATTGTGGTTATAATAGTTGAATTAGATGTTATCTGTAATTGTTTAAATATTCTTTCGTAATATATAGGTGCATTTTCAGTATCTAAAGGATTACCTATTCTATAATAAAAAGCTACTTCAAATAAATCATAAGTAGTATCTATATTATTAAAAGTTAATTTAATACTTTTATTATTACCATCTGTAAAAATAATATAAGGTAAAGGAATCCATGCTGTAGTATCACCACTATAATTACTATATCTATAATAAGGGTAAAATGCTCCTGAACCTGAAAAACTTCCACTATTTAAAACTTCATATTGTAAAAGATTTACTGTTTGTAATTCTTTAAAAATATCTATTTTAGAAGTTGTAAAAGGACTAGGTATTTTATTTAAATTTAATACTCTTGGAGATTTATTAAAATCTGTCCAACCTATAATAACATCACCTTCAAAATTAACATTCCATGCTCCTTCAACTGGATAAGAAGTATTAAAAGCTAATTCTTGACTATTAATTTTAGTTTGATAACTATCTGTTTTAACATTATATAATCCTATTTCTGAATTAGTATTATCTGTACTAAATACAACTATTTCATCCATCATAGATATTATCCCTATAGGGATAAAATGCAATGGTATTTTACTACCAATACTTAAAGCTACTTTATCATTTATAGCTGAAAATTTAAAACCATTTTCATTATTTAATGCTCCATATTTAGTATTACTAACTGCATTTTTAACAAAAAATGTTGTACCTTCTGGTTGGTCTACAGAATTAGCATCTTGATATATACCATTTAATAGTTTCATTAAATACCAGTTATAGATTGCATTTGTTGAGAATCATTAAAAAACTTATCAGGAGAAAATACATCTCTAACTTGTCTTACCCACATATTATTGAAAGCATCCATTTTATCAATACTAGGATAAATAGCTTTATTAGAAGCTTTTGCTTTATAATCATTCCACATACTTAAAGCACTTTTAACATCCCATACAGCATGTTTATAACCACCACTACATAGTTTAAATAATATAAAATATTGTAATGCTTCTAAATGAGCAAATGTATCAGGTACTAAAGGAAATCCTTCATCATCTGTAGGATAAGCTTCATAAAATATTTTTATAGTTCCTTCTTCAAAAGAAGTTGTTATATAATCATCACCATATAATTGATAGTATTCTTGTTCAATATATCTAACTGTTTGTATTTTAACATTTTCAGTTTCTACTTTTGAATCTCCAACATTACTATCTAAAGGATATTCAGAAGGAAATCCACCTTCAAGAGATAATAATGTAAACTCATTAGACCTAGTATTATTACCATACTTTAATCTTTGACCATTATATTCTATATGTGTTAAATTAATTAAATCACAAGGTATTGCTACTTTGTGATTTTTAACTTTTAAAGGTTTATCTTTGTTTAAAATACCAGCACTATTACCAATACCTTTTAAAGCATCACCAATCCATTCTACAGCCCAACCTTGCCAATTACTTCCTTGTAATTGAAAAGACATTTGTGCTTTAGCAATAACTGTTTTACAAGATGTTAATTTATAAATCATTATCTTAGGAATTGAACTTCTTTATTTTTTAAAGTATACAAGTACTGTCTATTTTGTGAATACTTAATATTTACTAAATTATCTTCTTTAAGTCTTTTAGGTATAGCTTTTCTAACCCATAAAGACCTTTTAAACTTAAACAATTTAATATTAGTACTATTAGCAAATGTAGTTGACCAATGTATTTTATAAAACTCTGGTTGTTTATCAGCACTAAAAAATTGTCTTACTAATTTTCCTTCTTCATTTCTTATATTTAATCTATTTGTTTCTCCCCAATCAATACATCTTAAATTAGGAAGAATATCTTTAGTTTTAGAATGAACTATAGTATCTTTTCTAGGACATTCTATAATCATTAATTCTCCAAAGTTAGGATAAAGTTTTACAACTTCACCATCTAATACTTTATCAACTACTAATTGATTATATCTAGTTAATATATCATTAAATAAAATAGATGATATTTTTTGTCCTATTTTATTTTTAATATAATAATCGTATATATCAGATCTTTTTAAATCTGCTTTTGCTCTTGTTTTAACATCTTTCTTTACAGATGTATCAGGAGAATTATTAATATTTTGTATAGATACTAACATTAATTTTTATTAACTTTTATTTCTTTATCATCATTTACAGGTTGATTTCTTAAATGATTTAATACCATATCTTCTAATGTTCCTACCATATCAGCAGGTATTGGAAACATATCATCGTCTGTATAACAATTAACACCATCACAATTTTTAATAGATAAAACTTGTGTTATATCTTCAAATGGGTCTATAATTGTTATTTTCTTTAATAAATCAGAAGGAGGATTAAGAATATAAATATAATCATCTAGTAAAACATATCTAGGTATAATAGAAGTAAATCTTAAATATTTAGTATTTAAATAATCTATAAATGTAGTTTCATTATAAGGAGACATTTTATCTATTCCTCCTACATAATAATAAGAATCATTATCTTTAGTTCTTAAAGGTTTAGGAATCTTATCTACAGTTCTTAAAGCATTAGTAAATGATTTATTACCTCCACAACATTCAGCTACATCTACACATTGTACAGGTAAACAAGTTAAAGATAATAATATAGATTTACTAATTGAATTTTTAGCTAAATCTTGTCTTAATAATGTTGCTCTATAATTAGAAACTAAAAATTTAATCTTCTCTACAAAAAATCTTTCGTAAGGATTACCCATAGTATGTGCTATACTATAAGCAATTTTTTCTAAAGTTATGTTATTTTCCATAGTACACCAATATACTAGTTAAATACAAAAAAAGCAAAAAAATAGGCATAATATATACCTATTTTTCTGCTTTAATAAAGAACAACCAAAAAAATTATGAACCTAGTACTACATCACTAGTAACAGCACTTAAACTTGCTATAATAGTATCATAATCATATTGACCTGTACCAGTTCCAGCATTTCCTGTAGGGAATACAGTTACTACATCAAAAGGTAATCCTGTCATAAAAGCATCTTGTGCTATATTAGAATTTTCTTTTTGTGGAATAAATGTAGTAAAATATGAATCATAAGATTCACAACTTGGATCAGCATAAACAGGGAATGGTTTAGTATAATTTAAAATACCATCTGTTTTAGTTAATTGACCTGAATATGGAGAGAAATTTCTTTCCAAATCAGAAATCATATTATAACTTCCACTACCTGTACTTGGACCTCTTTGTGAAGTTATTGTAGCACTTTGTAAATCAGTTCCTCTTATTACAGCAGGAAATAGTTTATAATTCTTTTGTCCAATTATTCTAATACCTAAACTAGTAGATAATGAAGTTATTCTTCTAATATAAGCATTAAAGTTAGCAACTGAAATAGTTTGTGATTCACCAGTATAAGGTCTATCTAAAGTAATAGATGTACCTACACCAACTACAGCAGTTACTTTATAAATAATACTATTTGCAGCAGTCATTGCAGCAGTAATACTATTTACTCCTGTGGCTGTACCAACACTATATACACCAAGTACAGGAGATATAGGTTGAAGATTTTGAATCCTTAAATAATCACCTACAACAATAGTACCAGCAGTAGCAGCACCGTTTGTAATAATATTACTACCTTTTGTAAAGATATAAGAACCTGTAACTTGAACAGGTGCAGTATCAGCAACAATTATACTACTAACAATATCAGCTACAGCTACAGTATCAGCATTAATTTTATTTACTAGTTTTACAGCAGCATCATAAGCAGATAAACCAAGCAAACCAGATACATCATAACTTTGTGCTGTTTCTTCTTGTTGTTGATTAACACCACCAATTTTACGATAACGTAAACTTAACAACAAAGTACTATCACTAGTAAATGTAGGGAAGTTAAAAGAACTACCTGCTGTTGCATTAACATTATCATAACCAATAGTATAATAATCAGCCAAAGCTTGCTCATTTTCTTTTCCTTTAGTTACACCAGAAGCAGTTCTCCAGTTAACAATAGGAGTACCTACAAAACTAGGATATGTTTGACCAATTTCAGCATTTGCTGGTACAGCAACACCTCTACAAATCATAATATTATTACCTCTATTAGCATGTGTTGTACTAACAAATTCACTATATAATACTATACCTGTCGTACTAGCAGTGGCTCTTGATAACAAATACCATTTACCATCTGAAAGTTTTTGACCATAAATACCAATAGCACCATCCGCTAAAGCATCAGGTGTCAAAGCTGTTTCAAGTGTAGAACTAGATTTACTAGCACCATAATTTACACTTACTCCTTTTGCAACAAGAATCTTTTTCATTTTACTTTTATTTATTTGAATTAACTATTTTTAACTTTCAGCACTAGCAGTATTATATCTACTACTTTCAACTAAGAATAACATCCTTTTTCCTGTAATATCTATAAGAGTTCTTATAATATTTTCTGGAAATTCTGTATTCCAATCTATTTCCCAATTAGTACTATCTAATTTATTAAGAACTCTTATATATGCTATTTCTACAGCAGATACATAAAAACTATTATCAGTAGTAATAACTAAATTAGAACCATATATTTCAGAAATAGGACTATTCCATTTAGCTTTTGTAAATGGTATTCTTTTTAAATCTTCTTTATATTCAGATTCTACTAATCTATTTTGAACTCTATTAAGTTCTATAACTTTATAGTCAGTTATACCTATTGTAAAGGTACTAATTCCCCTTAAACCTACAAATATTTGATTAGGATTAATTATTATGTTATTATAGCTTAATGAAACAGTACTTTCATTAATATAATAAGTATCAGGTTTTATACCATTTGATTTTACACTAGTAAAACAATCTTCTCTTCTAATTAAAGATGTATCTGATATTAAATTTCTATAATCATTTGGAAAAGTAATAGTATTATTAGTACTATTAATAATACTCTTTTTCTTTAAAAGTCTTAAATCATCAAGTGTAAATTGATAATCTTCAAATATCTTATCAGCTTGTGTAGTTCTTTTATTAGGACTCACAATTTTATCTATATATTTATCACATACGGTATTGAACTGTAAATCTATTTCCTTCTTTTTAAAGGTACTATAAATATTACTATCTATAGATTGTAAATACTGTTCAATACCGATATGGATAAATTTAGGTGTCATTATTTATTCTTTACTTTTTGTTCAATACGTGCTTTTAATTTTGGTAAATAATCAGCATTTTTAGGATTGTTTATATAAATACAAACTTCATCTAAACCTTCTCCTAATTCTTCATCAATATCAAATATTTTATTACCTATTTTATTAAGTATTTGAGTTTCTAAAGCTTTTAGAATAGTAGCTTTTAATGATAAATTTGTATCATCAACAATATCTGTAAATATTTGTGGTTCTTTCAAAATTACAGTATCATTTATAATAAGAACTTTATCATCTATTTTTAAACCTTTACCATCTGTTTCATGAATATCTTTGGTAAGTTCAAAAATATGAGATATTTTTTCCTCATTTGCTTTTATTTTCTCATTTGTACCAGATATTCTTAACCATGCTGTTTGAGCAGTAGCTTCAATTTCTCTTTGTTTTTTTCTACTATTAAGTGTAGCTTCTTTATCTTCAATATAAAAAACAACACCAGAAGGAGCATCTACAGCTTCTTCTTTATTTTTTGCTACTCTATGACAAAGAGTTACAAATCTATAAGCAACATAATCAACAGGTGAATGAGGAACATCTATTTCATAAGATTCTCCTTCATAATCTATTTGTTTTGTTGTACAAGAAATGTTTAAAGTTTTTCCAATTTTAGGAGGAACTTTAATAGTTAATGATTGAAAATATTCTTCTACTTTCCTTTCAAAATCAGGACTAGTATAAGAAATATTAATTACTCTAGGCATAATTTCTCTTTCTTCTAAAAAAGAAAGTGGTCTTACAGGACTATTTGTAGTACTATCAAACCAACTACCTATACTAACATCAGAATCTCCAAATACATCAGCCGCTTGTTTAGCTAATCTAAAAGCATCTTCTCTTAATTTAATAACAACTGATTTTTCAGCTGCTTTTATATCAGAAGCTCTTTTTACTTTAATATCACTTGCTTTTTTTATTGGTACTTGAAGTTTTTCAAACGATTCATTTAATTTTTCTGATTCATTTTCAGATTGTTTTTTCTCTAACATAATTATTTATTTTATTGGTTGTTATAAAGTTAAAAAACCTACTCCTTTTGAGAGTAGGCTAATTTAGTAATATTAGCTAATATCACAAAACAATTTGAAGCAATTAATAGGATTCTTGACATGAATACCTAAACTTTTTGCAAAATGTACAGAACTTGCATCTAAATCTGTTGCTCTAAGTTTAGAATCAGAATATCCTTTTGGTATTGTCATACCTGGAACTACTGCTTCTAAATCTTGTCTACCTTCTTCACATACATATTGAACATTTCCTTCTCCATCAACATCTGACATATCTACAAAGTACATATCATAAGATGTAATTGGAAGTCCTGTTAATGGATGTTTTTCACAAGCTTCTGCTTTAGAACCCATATCCAATAATGGCAACCACCTCATTTCAATAGTATGTCCATCAACATGTTTATATGCACCAAAGTAAGCACCATAAACCATATCAGAACCAGAACCTTGTACAAATTTATCACTTGTAGCTTGAAGACCTAGAGCATTCAATGATTTTAACATTGCATTATGAAATTCTTCTTTTCCACCTTTTCCTGTCCAAAGAACAATTTTCTTTTGTTGTGCAGGGTCAGCAGTAAATAGAACATCACGAACTACTTGTTTAATTTTAGCTTCACTAAGAACTGAATAAGTAGATTGATTAGGAATTTGTTCTAATAGACCTGAACCTAATGTAATTATTTCAGAACTATTAATATCATAATCTGATACTACGTTATTAAAATCTCTATTATATTCACCATACCAAAGAACGTTTTCACATTGTTCTCTGAAACTCAATTGGTGCATATAAGCTTCCCATTCTGTCCAAAGTTTTGTAGTTCCTCCACCTTTAGTTGGTAGTTCTACACACATTACTTTATTTTGTACGTTACCTGCATAGTTATATGAGAAACGAATAAAAGTAGTCTGATTAGCAATTTGAGAAGGTGCTTGATTTTTAGCACTATTACCTTTTGATGCAGAAATACCTACAGGTGTAGCATACATACTCCATCTTTTACCTACTGCAATTTCACTATAAGGAATTGCATTATCTTTACCCAAGATTTTTACAGTATACTCATAACCATCTTGTGTTTTAACAGGTTTACTAGTTATCTTTAAAAGATATTGAGCCAACCTAGAACCATTCATTAATGTATGGTCACGATCAAACCAAGAATCAGCAAGAGTAATTTTAAATTCTTGTCTGTTTTTACCGATTACATCTGTAGTTGAATAAGCACATTTAACAATAGTAGATGTTTTCTTAGGTTTACCAATTACATTAGCTTTAAACTGACCATCAGCAGATTTAATGTATTTGATTTTCTTATTACCTTCTGTAAGCAACATCAAAGGAAATCTTGCATCCATTGCACCATATAATTTGGTTACAACTGGTGAAAGCATATCACTTTGCATTACCATTGCATTAGCTAATCTGTTTACGTCCGTATAATTCTTATCATCATACGTATCTTGGTATAATCGGAGTTTTGGGTTTATAGCAGCCATTTTTGTTTAATTTATATTTTACTAAAATCTATTGTATTTATATCAAATTTACCGTTATCACTTTTATCTGTTTGTTTTGAAGAAAAATCTATTTTATCTCTTTTTGTAGATAATTCTTCAAGACTTTGAATTACTTTTTTAACATTACTACCTACATTAAAGTTTTTAAATTGTAGATATTTAATATAAAGTTCTTGTTCTAATGTTAAGGACTCATCTGCTAATTGTGCTTTAGTTTTACCATCTTTAGTTGCAGGAGTAAAAAGAAAATCAGTAAGTCCAGCTTTTGTTTTAGCATCTAAATCTAAACTTAATAATTTACCTTTTGCTATTGTTTCCTTAACATCAGATTCTATTTTTTTACTTATTTCTTCTTCTTTTCTTTTTTCTTGAATAACTCTTTGTTCTCTTTCGCGAGATTCGTTTTCAGAAAACTTTTTCAAAGAATCTAAAGCACTTTTACTTTTATCAACTAAACTACCTTTAGTTTTAGCAATATCAATTAAATCATTAATTTCTTCATCAGTATTTCCTAATTTCTTTAAATACTGTGTATAAACTTGTTTTAATTGAACTTCATTTTTTTCATCTATTTCAATAGAAGAATAATCAGGAAGTCTATTTTCAAGAAAAGTATCTACAGAACCACCATTTTTACGATGTAAATACAAATCATAAGTTTCAGGATATTCGTTAAAGAAATTTTGAATAATTTTATTTGATTCAATTTTTCCTGCTGTTTTAGCAAGATTAACAATTCCTTCTACATCATTTGTAAATTCAATAGCTTTACCTTCTATATCTACAAAATCAAATTCAAAAGATTTAATAGCAGCTTGTATAGCTGTTACTTTTTCTTCTTTATCATCTTCTTGTTTTTCTTCATATTTATCATCAGAATTATCATCTGATTTATCATCAGTTTTTTCTTCTTTTTCTTCTGACTTTTTAGAAGAATCTTCTTTTTCTTCTTTCTTTTCTTCCTGTTTTTCAGGTTCAGCTTTATCTTCTTGATTATCATCGAAATTATCTATTTCAATGGTAGCGGTACTTAAAGCATCTTCATCAATTTCAAATTGTCCTGTTTTCATTATTGTAAATTTAAGTGGTTGTTACTGATTTAAAAAATCATTTTATAAAGCGTTTATAGCTTAATGATTTTATTTTTTTGAAAGTTCGGCTTTTGTTTTATTTTCTTTTGCTATCTTCAAATCATTAGCCATTTTTTCTCTTTCTAGTTTACTTTTTGTATTTATTTCTTTATCTTTTTGATTTATCTTTTTATTTTCCAAGCTAAATTTAAGACCAAGTTCTTCTCTTTTAATTCTATTAGCTTCAATAGTATTAACATCTAATCCTGTAACATCTATTTCACTACCATCAGGGAAAGCACTTGCTCCTATTAATGCTTTTTCAATATCTGTACTAGCTTTAGTATCAATCTCATATTTCTTCAAATCTCTATCAGCTTGTTTATCACTAATCATCATTTGTTGTAATTCTAAAGCATGTTGTTTTTCAGCTTCTGCATTAGAAGCAGCAATTTCATTTTCTAATTTTTCTATTTCTTCTAGTTTAGCTTCAAGTTCTGCAAAGCTTCCAGAAGCATTTAATATTTTAGCTACAGTAGAAGGTTTAGCATCATTTTGTGCAAAAGCATGAGCATATTCTTTCAATGTTTCAAACTTATTTTGTTCTCTAACATTAGATACAACTCTTACACCAAATTGAACTTCTTGAATATCAATGTTTTCAATATCAACATCTAACATCATTGTTCTACCATCACTAGAAACATAACTAGCTCTTTTACCTTTTCTATAAGCATATTTACTTAAATCAAGTAAAGCATTAAATTCTTTCTCTTGAAATTCGTCATATTGTGCAAATAAATCTTCTGTAATTAAACTACTTTGAAAATTAGCCACTTGTGTTGCTCCTAATCCATCTGAACTATTTACAGCACCTTTTCTTTGTCTAGTTATACCTACAAGTTCTTCTGCTTCTTGTTTAACATTGTTTAAATACTTATACATAAAATCTATATAATTATTCAAACTCATGTCTACACTTTTAATTAGATTAGCTGCATTTACAACTTGTTGGTCAGAACCATCTATCCAAAGTATTCCTGTACTATCTGCATAATACATACTAGTATACATATCCCAACCTTCTTCTTTAGGAAGTATATCTAAAGGTAAAAGTAATAATTTATCTTTATTTTTAGCTAAAGTTAAATTAAGTTTATAATGTCCAAAATTATATAAATGTTGAAAAGGCATTAAATATTCAACAATACTTAAACCTTTAACATCACCTGATCTTTTTACTCTACCATTAATAAGTAGTTTACATTTAGAAGGATTATTAATAGTACCTCTTTGATGCGGAATAGGTCTAATATTTAAATAGAATTGATTAGCTATTTTATAACCTTCCCAAACTTGATTAATCCAATAACTATCTATTAATTTTTCACCATTTTCTGTATCTACTTTATAATCAAAAGGTACTTCAATTATCTCTTCTATCCCTATAGGGTTGAGAATACTGATTTGTTTAATTCTAGTCCAACTTTTCCAATTAACATAAATTACTTCTACAACACTATTAGCTTGTAAATTAAATCTACTATTTAAATTACCATTATAATCATTAGGAGTATTTCTTGTATTAGAATAAAATGTACCTGTATCAGTATCATTCATTAATAATTTCCTTTCAGAAACATTTGATGTACCACTACCAGCAATCTTATCAAGATAATCTATCATATTATCTAATGATTCATTATCTTCTAAAGAACCATCATAAAATCTATCTAATACTTCACTAGCTGTCATTTCTAATCTAACAGCAGCAGCTTCACCATCTTCTATATAATCAATTGTTTCATCTAAAAGATAACCAACATTTTTTGGTGATAATCTTTGATAAGTAACATCATCTCTAATAGCATCTCTATAAGAGAATACAGAAGCAGTAACTAACCAATCAAAAAATCCTATAATAAACTTTTGGTCTAATTGACAATCATCCCTTATAAAATCTAAAATTCTACTTCCTAAAATTGCTCTTTGGTCATTCCAAGTTCTATCGAACTCTTTCATTACAACATCAAGATTTTCAAGTTCTCTTGAAGGTTGTGAAGTATCTACACCTAAAGCATTTAATTCGTTAATATAACTTTGATAAGCATATTTACGAAGTACTTCCATTTCAGCTTCCTTCTTTTTAGTAGGAACATCATTATTATTTACTTTTACATTAGCAATAATAGGACGTTTCCTTTTTTCACCCATTAATAAATTAATAAGTTGAGGAATTATAGGGTAATTACGAAGTTTGGCAGGAAAGTTTCTTAGATTAGGTCTATTATTTACAGCTTTTCCATAAGGATTTGTAATATAATTATATTCTAAATAATCTAAATCTCCATTTGCAGCTTTATAAAGATTCCATATATATTGATTTGGAAAAGCACAAATTTGTGCATAATGATTTACACTATCAATTCTCCAACTAGAATCTTTTTTACTATCTGGTAATTTTTGTAATGGTCTTGTTATACTAGACATATTAACCCAATATTAAAAGTACAAGTTAGGTAAAAAGTTCTGCATTTAACAATTGATGAAATCCTTTACTACTTTCACGCTTATTTTTTAGCATAAATTTATAGCTTATTTCTTGCATTGCAAACATACCTACTCTTATTGCAGAAATCCTATCGTAGTTATCTACACCATTATATTTACTAAGTTCTTCTAGTAAACCTATATCTAATATTTTATGATAACCATATCTTTTATTTCCTTCTTCATCACTACTTATAACCTTTCTTAACCATTCATTTATATATCCATCACCAAAATTCTTTCTTGGATTATTTTTACCACTACCCATATGCATACCAAAACTTCTATGTGATTTAGCAGGTGGTATTTCTGAATTAAATCCTAAAGTTAATTCTTCCATAAACCATTTAGTAAGTTTCATTGTTTTACCATAAGTTAATAAAGCTTCACCTCTATCACTTTCATAACATATTTTAGCATTATAATATCTAGCAAGATAAAATATATTTCTATGAAATATTTGCATATCTTTTGGTCTAGCATTATAAGTAGCTACAATACAATCATCTGGTGTACTTACATTATTTACATTTTTAAGTACATAAACACTACCTAAAGATTTAATATTATTATTTACTGTTTCTGAACCATAAGGGTCAACACAAATAACATATAAATTATTAGGTATTATTTTTGTATCAGGTTCTCTATAAGGAGATTCATAAATTACAATTGCTCCTGTAGTATCTGTTGTAGATTTAAGTGGAAATTCTAAAACTGGTTTTAAATCAACATTAGGTTTAAATTTTACATCACCTTCATTTTCTTCAAAAAATCCTACTACACCAAAATTCTTTAAATAAGAAGTTTTGATTTCATCAATCCATTGTTTAAGTTCTGCTGCTGGAAATATATTATTTTCAACATTAAGAAAAGCTTCACTTGGTGAATAAGGTTTTTCTGTTTTTTCTCTATCTATTTGAGTAGGGTCAGAAGATTTAAGTTTCTTTTGGCGTTCTTTATCAAAAAATTCTTTTGCTCTTATTTGATCTGTATTACCATCATTATCCATAAAGGTAACAGACATATAAGCAGGAGTAAAGAAACAACATTGGTTGTTTATCCTATTTTCATCCCATATATTATAGAACTTCAAACAATTAAATGTTTCAGGTTCATAAAACATTTTCTCTAGTGATTCAAAATTACTTTTTTCTACACCTGATGTACCAAAAGCAATCATTAAACCAAATACTATACCATCTTCTTCTACAGATTTACGTGCAATATTCCAAGCTGTATCTAATTTAGGAAATTTACCAGCTTCTTCAAATAATATATCACCACGTTTACCACGAGCATTTTCAATATTATTCTTTAATGTTACTCCTATAATATCACTTTTATAACCTTCTTCTGGACAAGATGCACAAGCTTTATAACTTGCTCTTATGTGCATATTTCTTCTATCATTTACAAAATCAGAACCTTTTGCAAATGCAGTATTAGCATTTAAAAAATCTACATATTCTATAGTTTTAGTCCAAAGACCATCATCATCAAGAAATGCTTTATCATCAGCAGTTAAAAAAGTATTAGATTCTTCTACAAAGAAATAATTATAAGCAGCAATAGAACCACCTTTAAAAGAAGCACCTACACCACGACCTTTTACCCAAACCATGTGTTTACCACCAGCAAAGTTTTCAGGACTTTTAACAATTCCTAAATCAAAAGGTTGACATAATCTTTCATATTCTTTTAATCTTATTTGATAAATTTCATCTTCTGTAGAATTATCTACATCTATATCATCAGGAATAGGAACTCCATTTCTTGCTATTTCACAAGCCCAAAAATATTTATAATCTTCATCCCAAAACTTAGGAGAATATCTTTCACGTTTACCTACATTTCCTTTCTTACTTTTTTCAACTCTAAGAATAGGACAATAATTTAAATAAAAATAATATCTTCCTGTTATAGTTACACCATCAACAGTATAACCATTAATACATCTATGATATTCTCTATTCCAATAATCTCTATAGATTCTTGAACCTTTTATACCATCGTCATAACAACCATTTTTATCATAGTATAATCCTGCTTCTTTGAATTTATAAGAGTTTACGAAAGCCATATTACAAAATTATTATCCCTATAGAGGACAGAATACAAAATACTATCTTAATTATTCCATATATTCTTCCACTATTCATACTAAATGTTTTTCTTACCATTATATCCGTAGTAGAACTTTGCCCTACATACCAATCATTTAATCCTCTCATTCTATTTAATATAATATCAAAATAGAAACTATACCAGAACCATTGATAACTAAAGATAAATAATGTTTTCCATTCTATTTTAAATACTAATAAATCTACTAGTACAAATATTAGAATAGTAATTAAACCTCGTGTCCAATGTACTAAAGATTTTACTTTTCCCCAAAGCTTTTTAATTATTCTTTCATCTATATAAGCCCTTACATAACTTACTATAAAAGAAAATATGGTTAATCCTAAAAGAATTAACCATATTGGTATATTAACCCTAATCATAATTTATTATTCTAATATTGTCCAATCTTCTGCAAGAACATCATTAATACTTGGAACCCATGTACTAACTGTTCCATTTACATTTTTAATAGCTAAATAAGCATTATAACTTACTTTACCTTCTTCATCTGCAAGAGATTTTCCAATTTCTGTAGAAAAAGGATATTTATTTTCAGGTATATAGTAAACAAACATTCCTTTACCATTCCATCCTTCTCTAGCAATCTTCTTTCCTAGTTTAACTGCTTCTACGGCTAGTCCAAAAGTTAAAGCATCTATTTTTCTATAAGCTTTTTCAAACACATCCTTTGGACTCCAAGAAGTGTAACCATCTTCATAAACTACTTTGTAACCTTCCATTGACAATCCTCTTAATTGTGGTTCTGCATTAATTAATTTTACTCCGATATACTTTTCCATATTATTTAATTTTAAAAACTACTTCTGTAAAATATACAAATTCTTCTTGTGATAATAAATACTTATCTCCAACAACATAACCGATAGTATTTTTTCTAATATTTGCTTCGTCTTTTAAAAGCTCTCCTAAATCTTCTGCTTTTTCAAGATCATCAAATTTAAAAATCAAAGCTGGTTTTTCTTCTACTGGTTCATCTATAGGAATAATTCCCAAACCTTCTGAAGTTTCCGATTCTGTATTTTTTATAACAGTATCAGAAACAAGATTTTCACTAGTTTCTTCAACACTTGTTGCTTTAACTTCTTCTTTCTTAGTACTCATTTTATTTATTATTTAATTGTTTAATTAATTCACATTTTTCACATTCTTCAAAATCAGAACAACTTCCATTAGTTCTATAACTAGCATTGACATGTTTAAATTTATGAATACAAGTTTGTTGTTTATAAACTCTTTTTATCCAAAGTACAAATAATCCAAACATACTATTTTGATTTATAAATATATAATGTGTCTACTTTATTATCTGTAATTATCAACTCTTTATGAGGAATTATAATTTCTACACTTTTAATTGTTGTTCCTTTAAAATGTTCATAAACATTATAAACAAAACAACCTACACCTATTAAGCATCCTAATACAAGGATAATCATAAATTCAAATATTCCAGCAAAAGGGTTCATAATTATTTATTTTTGATTCTAATATATACTAAAAATCCTATTATAATACTTACAAAACTTCCCCAAGTTATTACTTGTCCATTTACTGATTCATTTTTATAGTAAAAATTACTTACTATACAAGCTACTACAAACATTATACCTAATACTATAAAAGGTAATAAATTTGATAATTTATATTTTGATTCTGTTTTCATAGGTTGTGGTGGTTTTCTAAATAGTATTCTATAATCTAACATAATCTTATTTTAAAGTTAATAAATATTTTGTTTTGTTTACAAGTCCTAACATTTCATCTAATATATTATTCATATCTGTATCAACACTATTTAAAAGTTTTCTAAAACTTCCACCTACAGATAAATCTTCTGTTAATTTAATAAAGAATTTAATAACATTATCATCATAAGTATTTATAGAAATATTAATATTACCTTCTATTCTACCATATTTACCTTGATAAGTTTCTATTAAACTATCACATAAATCTAACCATTCATCATAAAACTCATTTAAAGCTTTATGTTCTGCTAACCCTTTAGTTTGTAAATGCCAATAATGTATTTGGTCACGTACTTCAAATGCTTTTTGTACAAAATATTTAGCACTTAGATTTGTTTTTATTTCATCTAGTTTCATTTCTTTCTTTTTTCTTCAAACATATTAATATCTCTACCACCTTTACCTGTAACTTTTTCAGATATTTCTTCTTTAACAATATCTTTCATTTTTTTAACAGCATCTATAGTTTCAGGTAATTCTTTAATAGCTTTTTGTACTTTATTAATATCATGTTTTAATTCACCTGAATGTGAACCTGTTTTAATAGTTTCTGTTAAGTCTAATGTAGTAAAATAATCAGTCATTGAATCAATTACTTTTTCTACATTTTCTACAAGTTTCATTGATTTAGTTCTTTGAGAAGCAATAAACCAATCTAAACATTCTTTAACTAAATCATCAGGATTCCAAGTTTCAGGTAATCCTGTTTCTTTTCTAATTTTTGCTAACCTAATATTATAATCAGGAAACTCTTGTGTATAACTACTTCCATATTTACCTTCCCAAAATATATAAGCAGCTTCTAATGTTGCAAATTTCTTTTCTCTACCATCAGAATCACCTTTACTACCTTTATCTCTTTCAATTAATTTTCTAAAACAAATAATAGTTTTTAATTCTAAATTAATCTTAGGTAATCCTTGTTCATCTTCTGTAAATAAATCCATTATTCTTTATTTAAATCTTATACAAATTACTAAATCATTTCTTTTATATGTAAAATGTATTTTAATAATATTACTTGTTAATTTTATTATATTTAAAGAAAGTTTAAAATTAAGTACATTACAATAATTTACTGTAATAAAATTAGTACATTGTACTCTATTAGAGTTATAATAATAAGTAAATAATTTAGTATTTACTTTAGGTAAATCATAAGTATTATCAATACTTTTATAATCCATTATAATTCCCATTATTCTTCTTTATCTTTATTAAACATACTTTCTAATTTATCAGCTTTAGCTTGATTAAATACAAACATTCCAAGATAAGGAAATCTAAAACTTTTCTTTTCTTTAATAGCTTGTTTAGCAAATTCATAACTAGAAGCTACTACTTTTCTAACTAAAGAAACATCAAGATTCTTTTCTTTAGCTATTTGTTCTAATATATCATTTTGCATAATGTTGTAATATACTAATACATTCTTCTTTAAGATATTTACAATGATAAGGTTGTTCTCCTAATATCTTTGTTTTATCAGCATCCATAATAATATGAGTAAATTTAATATTTCTAATTGTAAAACCAAAACATTCAAGAAAATAACCGTACATAGACAATTGTAGACTTGCGTGTATGTAATTACAATCCATTATGTGACCTACTGGATGCAACATTTTTTTATACTCTCCTGTAGCCTTGTTTAAATAGCTAGTTGTATCTACTTTCTTGTATGTTTTATAATCATCTATATCAACAAACCTTTTATTACCAATTGTTTCAATAGTTATCTTATCAGATATACCTGCTATTTTAAATTGATTATTCCAAACCATTAACTCAGGATAAACACCATCTTGAAGTTTAGATAAATCATCTATATCATTTACTAAATCAATTACTTTTACATCTAATCCAAATAAAGATAAATCTATTCCTATTTCTTTTAAAGAATCTTCTTTATACTTATGTACTTTAGTACCTACATCTGTAGCTTTCTTAGTAGTATCTTTCCATCTATTCTTTTCAGCTAATTGTTCAGCACCTAATAGATTATACTTTTCTTGCAATACAACTTTTAAAGCTTGTCTAAGATTATATTCTGTTTTATTATTAAAATCTAATCCTTCATTTAAAAGCTTTCCTGCATATTTCTTTTTAGAAGCTTCATCATCAGGTATTTGTAATAATCTTCTACCAGCATTATATAATGACCAATAATTATCATCAAACTTTTCTTTATATTTTCCAACAAGTGTAGTTACACTAGTATATAAATATCCTTCTATACTATTTATATAAGTATGTGAAGGTTCATCAAATATTGGTTTATTTAACATTGGTTGTCTATTTAACTTATTATTAAGTATATTAAATTGCATCACATAAGGAAGTAATTCTTCTACAATACTAGTTTTTATTCTATCTTATTTAAACCTAATTCTTTACCTTTTCTTTCTAATTCTCTTCTAATATTTCTAGCACTTTTACCTTGTGCTATTAATTGTTTTTCAAGATTAGTTAATATAAATTTCTTTTTATTATCTTCTATATCTTGCATAACTTTTACTTTATCTTCTTCTAATAAATCTTCAAAACTATTTATTAGTGATTCAAAAGAAGGAGCATCTTTAATTTCTTCTAGTTGTTTAGTTTCTTCTTGCATATTATTTAATTATATTTTCTAACTTTCTTAATTTACTATGTAATTTATCATTAACCCAATATTGATACCAACCATCTACTAGTTCTATTCGAGAATAACATTCTTCTCTTTCTATATCAATAAAATTAACATTTAGATTACCATCTATTCTTTTAAATTCAGGTTTAATCCAAGTATAATTATATTGTTTTAAATATCTTAATACTTCTGAAACAAATAAATTAAATTCTGTTTTAGATTTAACACTATCGTTAATTAAAACTTTTTTAACTTGTCTTACTGATTCATATTCTTGTTCAAGTTTTTGTTCTCTAAAGGTAACATTTAATTTACCATATTTTGTACCTATTTGACTTCTATTTTCTATAAGAGTTTTCTTATTTACTTCTTTATATATATTATCTGTTATTTTATCAATTACAGTAACTTCTATATATTCATTTAAATATATTTTTATATTACATATATATCTATATTTAGATATTAAACTTTTAGGTTTTACTTCTTGTCTTATTTCTTTAATAGATATTAACATATTGTTTATTTAGAAGTTTCTATTATTGTATCATTATCTAAAGAAAATTTTACACTAGCTTTTCTAATTTTAGGAAAATTTAACCAAATATAAGTTAATTTTTCTTGTTGTTCTTTTAATTCTATTTGTGCTTCTATTATACTATTCATATTATTACCATTTGAGATTTTCTTTATCTCCACATTTTGCTTCTAATACTCTTGTTTTAGCTTCTTGATAACATCCACAATGTTTACAACAACCATATTTAAGTATTTTATGTATTTCTAATTTACAACTATCTCCTGTAGTATCAAAATCTTTACAACTTTCACAAATCTTCATTCTAGCTTTAGATAATTCTTCTATCTTTTCAGAAGCTATTGGAGTTCCTTTGATAAATAGATTATAATAACCTTCTGCTATTTGTCTAAGATTAATCATTGTATATAAGCTATAATGTAAGAACAGGTATTACAAAGTACTTTACTTTTAGTTCTTTTAAAAGGTTTATTATCATTACAATTATCACAAAAACAATATCCCCAAGCTACAAGAAATTCAAGTTTATTTTCTAAAGGTGCAAATCTATTTTTATCTACACCTTTAGAAACATTAACTTGTGGTACAGGTATTGTTGTTACTTGATTTTTATTTATTGATACTAAAGCCATTATTCGTTATATATTTTCCAACCCATAATAAAACTTGTATCTTCCATATATAAAAACTCTTGTCCTTCTACTACTGCTCTAACCATAGTAGGTTCTCCACCTACCATAATTTTAGTATATACAATATCACCTACTTTATATTCTTCAACAGAATCTCCTACTTTAATAATTTCAAAAGCAATAGCTTCATTATTATTAGCATTAGCTTCTTTTCTTTTTTCTTGTAGAATCTTTCTTTTAAGATCATCAGACATTATAATACTTGATTCTACTTTTTCTTCATCAGGTATAGCAAAACAAACTGCAAATCTTGATGGTTTAAAATTAATTTTAACACTTGGTTCTTTTACTTGATTTTTCATATTATTATATTTAATTATTCTGCTTTTTTAGTTTCTATTAAAGATTTACTTATTGGTGTAGGATAATGATAAACACCATTACTATCTGTATAAGGTTGTTGTATTTCATTATCAAAGATTGATTTTTTAAATTCTGTATTTCTTACTAAACCTAAAGCTACATTTTTAGTAAAATCAGTTTTGTCTTTTTCAGCTTCTAATCGATATTCTAAAATTTTAACTTTTAAATCTCTAGTTTCATTATTTAACTTTTCTTGTGCTTCTTCTATAGTTTTTAATTTTGCATCTAAAACTCTATGTTCTTCAAGTTTTGATCTTAATTCTTTTATTTCAACATCATTTTTTGAAACAATATCTTTATAATAATTATGTTCAGTTTCTACTTTATATAATCTTTCTAATTCTTTACTAAGAACTTCACCTACTTGTGCAGGTAAATTTTTCTTAATAATTTCTTCCATTTCTTTTAATGTATTTTCCATTTTTATTTATTTATTTAATTGATTGTTTACTTTTTATTTATTTCAATATTCATTTCTTTATTTCTTTCAAATTCTAAAGTTAATTTAATACTATTAATTCTAGCTTTTTCATTATCTTTCCAGAATAATTCTGGATTAACTAAATAAGTACCTCTTTCTAATGAAAATAAAAAACCTTTATTTATTAATTCTATAGCTACTTTATCAAGACTACCTATATTTGGTACTTTATCTTCTGCTTCTTTTAAAACATCTATAAATTTAAGTTTATTATATTTATTATTTGTATATATATTTTCATTACTCATATTTTCTGTTACAAATAATATATATTTAGTTGCAAGAGGTGTTAATTTAAATAAACTACTAATACTATTTTTATATTGTTTTGTAAAATCAGTTTCTACATCAACAAATTTATATACAGGTATTTTTATACCATCACTTTCTTTTATTTCAGAAATATATTTTACTTTTTCCATTAGAAGTCTGACTAACTTTCTATAAAGGTAGGTAAAAGCTACGTAATTAACAAAGGTTTTGACTATTTTTTAAGAATGTTAATAAATATTACAAAATGTTTGGAAATGGGTAAACCCTTAAAAGTGTTGTAATATCTTACAAGAAGTTAAAACTAGTCGTCCAGATATGTGAAATAACCCTCCCCGATATGTAGAAAGAATATTAAGTTATTGATTATCAAATAGTTAAGTTTAATTCTTGCTATAGGTTTAGGACTCTTTCTAGGATATATCACCTTATTACAGAAGGTAGACTTTTATCCCTATAGAGGTAAATATCAAAATATTATGTCACAATTATATAGTAAATGTGTGACAACAAAAAGTACTTAAACAATTGATAATGAAAGTGTTAAAATGGAAACAGACGTACCTAATATAATAGATAATTTTATAGGTGTATAAGAACATGTACCAAAAGAAAGAACTACTAATATACCATTTACTATATATCGAGAAACAGACGTACCACCTAATACAAAGACCCCTACTAAGTTTTGGCGATGGAAATACCCTCGTCATTGAATTTCAACAATTTAAATTTCAAATATCATGCAACTTACTGTAAGAAAATCAACACAAGGTAAAACATCTGGTTTTGTAATCACATTCGCAACAAATACAAAAACAGTTATGACACCATTTAATGTAACTCAAACTAAATCAGATCTATTGTTCTTCAAAGGTGATGAACCAATTGAAGTTGGAACAACATTTGATATTGATGAAAATCTATTTGAAGTAACACAACTTGAAACAGAAACAGGAACAACAAACTGGATTGTATTCAAGTAATGGTAAAGGGAGAAATCCCTTTATTCCATTTAATATCTAACATTTCTAAGACTTCTAACATTTCTAACAGAAGTATTAACTAAATAAATAATTTACAAAACATTTTGTATTCTTATTTATTCTTTGTATTTCGCGCACACGCACGTTCCTTATAATAGCTTTCGATGTAAAAATAAATTTCAGTATTTTTCCTCTAAAGGGACAAATCATTGAACTTTTTGAAATCTCATTTGTTATAAGCTTATAAGCTTCTTTATCCAAAGTATCTTTCTAAGCCCATAACAGTGCAATAGGTTTTAGCTTGATTAACCAAGAAAAAGAAAACTTTGAACTACTATTAGATAAATAAATCCTAGCCTAAATGAAAAGATAATGGTTAGGTTTATTTAATAGTAGTTTTTTATTTTAATATCAATTTCAAATCTCAATTATTTATGAAAAAGGTAAAACAATTAAAGAAACAAGTAAATCAATTACAACAATTGATAGACTTTTATCTAATTGAACAAGAACTTTGTGTCTTAGTTTAATTAAAAAAGAATTAGAAGTAAGAAGAGTTAGTATAGTTGGTAAACTTGTACTAACTCTTTCTTCCTTTCAATCAAAACAAAAACATTCAACATATTATAATATAGCTTAACTCTTACAATTAAAGCTAACAACAGTATATTTCAATCAGTTATCAATCAAACTAACAATACATTTCACCAAAGAATCTAAGTGTTTAATACACATTTCATATATTCATTTCAATTACAATTAAACAATTACTATCATGTTAAAATCAAAAGTAAATACAATTCATTGAGAAGGTTGGATTAGTTGTAATAATACTGCTTGTTAAAGTGACTTTTATTGAAAACCAATAGAATCTAAAGTTACAACTAAAGTACAGAAGGTAACAGTTTGTGAGTATCTGAAATAACTCTCTTTTTAACTATTAAACTAATTGCTATGAATAGATTTAATTTTATTATTAGAGTATATAAAGATGATTGTAGAAATCCTTGTTTATCTGATTTACAAGATATTACTATTTCTAATATTACTATTGTATCTAAACCAATGAAATTTGGTGGTATTTGTGAACATGGTGGTAATAAAAAGAAATTTAAATACTCATATAAACTAAGTAAAAAGTTTAATGATGTATCAGGTAGTCATTCAACACCTAATCTATCTTTTAAAGGAGAATATATAGATATTGAAGTATCTAATTTTCCAAGATTTCCTGCATTTACACAATGTAAATATGAAGCTAGAAATATAATGAATGGACATAAATCTTATTTATTAAATCAAGGTTTTCCAATCCAATTACTTTATAGAAAAATAGAAATATTAAATATAACACTATGAAATCAGGTAAAATAATGGATGACCACACAAAAGGTTTCCAAAAATCAGACAAATCTAATACCACTATTTCTTACAGAGATAGTGGTTGTGGTATTCAAGCAACTATAACTTCTGGAGGGAATCAATATCATTCAAATTCTTACAACACTAAAAACGAAGCAAGACAAGAAGCAGCTTTAATGGCTACAAAAGATCTTGGATTTAGATACTTAAATGATAAAAGTGACTGTGATGATATTATGCAATTACAAAGAATTCGTAAAGATAAATTTGAAATTGAAGATTGTGTAACCACAGAACTTAGAAATCATCAAGGAGTTTTATTCAAAAAATTAACATTCCAGCTAAAATCTATCTTTCAAGATGGATTTAGAGATTATCAAAATAATTACCATGATCTAAAAGATAATTTAAAAATGGGAATAACACATAGACATGCGACAAAAAGTGAAATTGAATCTCCTTATTATAACACTACCAATGTAAATTAAGAGTAACAGTTTGCTAGTTCTGTAAAAACTAGTATTAAAACTACCTGATTAATAAAAAAGGAAGCATCAAATGCTCTTTAAATAATTAATTATTTAATAGATGTACTTATAACTTAGGGATAAAGTTCGAATCTTTTGACACAAATTAGGGCTTGTGAATAACAGACGGGATAAGAGTAAGTTATATTAATCAATGTAGTAGTTATGTTTTATTTTTAAAAGAAATTTTCAATTTAAACAATAATATCATGTATAATAAATGTAAAGCAATTTTAATTGCTAGTAATCAAGAACAAAACAGTTTATATGGTTATAAAGATAAATCTTTATTATTTGGTTATAATAAAGAGGGTTATAATAAACTAGAAGCTGAAAAAGAGTTTACACAACATTATCATCTTTACATTATTTCAGAAGATGAAATAAAAGAAAATGAGTTTGATAATTTATTAAAACAAGGTTTATATTTTGAAAGTTCTAACGAAATAATTAAAGTTATAACTAATCAAAGAATTAAAACAATTGGAACTTATAAAAAAATCATTGCAACAACTGATAATGAACTAGGATTTGGTGATGAATTTGGTTATTTTGAACATTTACCACAAATACCTCAATCATTCATTGAACAATATATTACTGAATATAATAAAGGTAATATCATTAATGATATATTAGTTGAGTATGAAGGTATTGAATGGTTAGATAAACCATTAGAATATTTTCCAGTAATAAATAAAGATAACACAATCAATATTAAAACTGTTAAAGATAGTTTTAGTAGAGATGAAGTTAGAGATTTGTTAGATTCTCTTTGGGATTATGTTATGGATAATGACCATAATAAATCAAATTCTAAAGAATATGATGAATGGATAACAAAATATTTTTAACAAATTTGATTATTAACCAACTATTAGTAAATTAGTAGTTGGTTAATTTAATATTAAATTATTACTAACTAAGTAAGTGAATCATTAAGTAAATGAAGTAATAGTTTTAATAATCTTCAATTTGTATAGTTTTATATTAGTAGGTAATGGTTAGTATTTAAAACGAATTTACTTTTGACGTTTAAGATAAAGTAATTGCTATGACAACTTACAAAATTCAATATAATGTTAATAATATTTGGTACAATCTTCAAAATAAAATCGGAGATGATATGGAATTTATTACTTTAAATGATGCTAAAACTATTGCTGGTGTTTATGGGGTATATCACCCTGAATACTCAGATAAATACTTTAGACTTGTTTCATCTAATGGTGTAACTATAACAGTTTAATTATGTATTGTACTAACTGTATGTCTTCATGTTGTCCAAGTTTGATTTAGAACTTAAATCAGTTGATAGAACTGATACATCCTTCTCTGAACTATTAGAGAACTTAGAAAAACGTAAATTAGAAATTTCAATTTAAAGAATAGTAACAGCTAATATTATAGCAAACTCTAAATAATTAACTCTAAATAATTAAATAATGTCTAAGAAAGAACAAGTAGTATTGTCAAAATCTCATTGGAAACAAGCTAAAAGAATATGGAATACATTATCTCTTAGCTTAGGTACAAGAAGAACAAATCAAACGTATACAGAAAAGGTAATTAGAAATGATGAATAATAACAATGAAAAAGCAGAACAAAATGAAAAGATAAAACCAATAGTAAAAGGATTAAATTTCAGACTATTAGTACCTCAATTAACAGAAGCTTATAAATTAAAAGTCTGTATGGGAGAAGCAAATCCTATAGACATATTTCAAATATCAGAAGCTTCAAATGAATATCTAATTAGTCTTATTAAAGTTGATGTAAGAAGTAAATTACCAATTAAAGAAAAAGTAAATTTAGTACAATACATTAAAAATCAATTCTCACAATTTAAATTTTAAAATTATGTCACTATTAACAGTAATTGCAGTATCAGAAGTAAAACAAGATAAAGGTACTAAAGGAGAAAAAAGGAATTATAAAACAATTGGTTTTAGAACTCCTAATACTAAAGTAATATCTGGTCTTAAAATCAGATGTAAAACTAAAGAAGGTGTAGTAAATGCTTGGGAAAAATCATATCTTGATAACAAAATGGGATTTGGTTTTGATTTTCAAGTAGATGATATGGTAGAAGGTGATATTGTTACTAGAGAAGTAAGTGAATATCCTATTGCAGATACAACTACAGGAGAAGAAAGAATGGTATCAACTTATTCTTGTGTAGTATTTGGTGATACAAGTGACCCTTCATTTGAAATTGAAATTCAAAAAGCTTTTAAAGCTGCTGGACATCCAATTGTATCAGAACCAGTAAAACAAAAATCTGTTGTAGTAGCTAGTTCTGCTGTAAAAGATGAAGTATTTGCTTAATTAAAAATATTAATAGTTGAACCCTAGATGTAAAAGTCTAGGGTTATTTTTGTTTTAATAATTAAAAATAAGATATGAAAAATGTAGATATATTACCTAATCAGTTAGTACCTATTGAAATAAGATTAGAAGTATATGAAAAAGCTATTGAACTTATTGAAAAAGATGAAAATTTTGCAAGATTAAATGATCCAGATGATAATAATGGTTATCCTACTTGTTTATTATTACCTTGTATTCTTTGGGATTTAAATCATTATTTAGATACTGCTCCAAATGGACAAAGTTATAGTTTTCATACAATAACACAAATGTTTCCAGAATGGAATAAAGACATAGTTAATTCTATAATACTAGCAGAAACAAAAAAAGAACTTAATATTTTAAGAATAAAATACTTAAAACAAAGTGTTAATAATATTAAAAAAAAGTTAAATAAATAATTTCATAAACTAAATTTCAATATCATGGAGAATGTAACAATTATCAATAAAGAAAATCATTTCAAAGTTCTTTATAAAGAACAAAAAGTTGAACTATTAGGCACAACTAAAGAATTTAAATTAGAAGTTTATAAAGATAAAAGACTATTATTATCTCGTAGTAAAGGAGATTTGAAATACCTTAAATCTTTATTAGAACAAGGTAAAGCTGATGATATTGAAAAGACTAATGGTAGAATTAAATCTATTGAAATCAGAGTTCAAAATATCAAAAATGAAATTGGTTTAATTAGAAATGCTTCTGTAATAGATGGACATCCTTTAGATTTTATTATTGAGATACCTGAATTAAATGTATTTAACCCTATAGGGAAGAATACACACATTCAATCTAATCAAACACAAATTCAAAAAGAAGAACTAAAATCAAGTGCTGAATTACTACAACATATTATAGATAATGATATGGAAGCTTTTGAAAGAAAGATGTATGAAGTACTTATAAATGGTGATTCTGAAATTGTAGTACCTACACTTAAAGAAATAGTAAAAGAACATGGATATAAACTAATTAAATCAAGTAAATAATCTTAAATTTCAAATAATGGAAAATATCATAGGTCAAGACAAATTAATTAATGAAGTTTCTAAAATACTAGAAATATTTAAAGCTAGTAAATGTAAAATTAGACCTCATTTTATTCTTACTGGTTCTAGTGGTTCAGGTAAAAGTTGGACAATTAAAAATCTCACTCAAAAACATGAATTAGGATTTCTTGAAATTAATGCTGCTCAATTAACGAAAGAAGGAACAAGTGGTAATAGTTTATCTAAAGCTTTATCTCCATTGTTACAATTAAGTTCTAAACCTTGTATTGTATTTGTAGATGAATTTGATAAACTATTTATTAGTGGTAATTCTAATGATAGTTGTGCGCATGAATCAACAACAGGAGTTCAAAATGAATTTCTTAAAGTTTTAGAATCTGATACAGCAAGTGTATTTGGTGATTATGGTAAATATATTAATGCTTCATCAGCTAATGTATTATTCATATTTGCTGGTGCATTTAACGGAGAAGAAAATATAGATTTGGATAGACTTAGAGAACTTGGTTTAAAAACTGAATTTCTTGGTAGAGTTGGTCTAGTTTATAATACTAAACCTTTAACTTTAGATGATTTGTTTGGTATTTTAGATAATTCTGATTTACTAGCTAATTATTTAAATCTTTTTGAAGATGTTGATAGAGAAGAAATAGTTTACAAATTAAAAGCACATATTCAAAAGAATTATGAAATGAATACTTTAGGTGCTAGATATGTAAATACGCTTATTAATCAATATTTTATTAAAGGTGGTTTATTAGAAGAAAGTTCTGTAAAAGAAATGTCTTTTCAAAAAAAGTTGAAACTATAACTAAAAAGGAACTTATGTTCCTTTTTTAAATTTAAAATTATGTCTGCATATAGTATTATAAAAGCTTATTATGGTAATAAGAAAACTAATAGAAGTGATATATAAAAATAGAGAATTAAAAGCTGGTTTTGAAAAAACAACTAAAATGATAGAAAATGCAAAAATTATTAATTAGTTTATTAGTTATAGTAGCTATAGCTTGTAATAAAAAAAAAGAAGATAATCCTCAACCTAGTAAAACAGTTCCTACACAAGAAACAAAACCTAAAACATTAGATTCTACTTATTATATGAAACTTTATATTGATAATGTATTAGTTTCTACTTGGTTAGAAGGAAGAGGAAGTGATACTCAATATAATCCTAATGTAGGATTAGATGTAAAAAATAATGAAGTATTATATTTAAGATGTGGTTATCGTTTAAATAATATTGACTATTATTTTGATGAAAAAACTGTAATTAAAAATTATAAAATAATAAGTAATTTTACATCACTAAGTGGTGAAACTTATTATGTTACTAAAGGTTATGTTGAAGGAATAGTAAACAATAAAAATACAAGGTTAGAATTTAACCTACCAATTTAATAAAAAGAGGTGTTTAGAAGTTAAACACCTCTTTTTTTACATTAGATAGAGCAACATTAATTTCCTTTAATGCTTCTTTTCTAGTAATTGTTGGTCTTAATTTGTGAGTTTTCATAATTATACTGTTTGATTATGATATAAAGGTACAACTAAATTTCTAAATAAAAAACTAAATCTAAAATATTATGATAAGAATAATGATTATAACAGTATTATCTTTAATTCTAGTTCAATATTGGATAGAAAACGATGAATTTAAGAAACAAGAACTCGATTATGATAGTTTATTATGTCAAAATTATCAAATAATAAAACAAAATGACTCTTTACAAAGAGAAATCTATATTTGTAAATGGCAAGGAGCAAGAGAATATTATTCAATTAACAAAAATATAAAATGAAAGATGAATTAATAAGTGCTGAAACATTTGAAATAGCAAAACAAAAAGGATTTGTTAAAAAAGGTCATTTCTTTAATGAAGATATAATAATTCCAACACAAAGTCTTTTACAAAGATGGTTACGAGAAGTTCATAATATTCAAGTATATGCAAGTTCTGCTACTATTAATATGTTAGGTAAATATAGAGATTATATATTTACAGTTAATGGTAAAAGTTCTGACCATAGAGATGGATATGATACTTATGAAGAAGCATTAGAAAAAGGTTTACAAGAAGGTTTAAAATTAATAAAATGAAAATGTATATAATACTTATAATAACTATCATAATAGCAGCAATAGGTGCTATTTATTTCAAATTAGAAGATGATAAAAAACATCTTATTGAAGAAAGTACTTTAAAAAAGAAAGTAATAAAATATCAAGAAGATATTAAATTAAAAGATATTAAATTAAAACAAATAGAAAAAGAAAGTATTATTAAAGATATAGAAATACTTAAAATATCAAAAGATTTAGAAATAGAAAGAGATATTAATGATTATCAATTAAAAGAATTAAATAAGTTATTGAATATTAATCAAAAATTAACTAAATTTATTACTAAAATAAAATCTAATGCAAAAGATACTAACAAATCTAATTGATTTCTTTAAAAGTAAAGAATCAGTACTATTAGCTTTATTATTTGCAGTAGTAACACAATTAACACATAGTGTTACAACTTATATTAAAACTGATAGAATGATTAATGGTGAAGATTTTACCTATTGGTTCAGTTTGATTATTGGTATATTCTTTTCTCTTAGTGTTAGTGTGGCTATTATCATATTTACATTAAGAAACAGAATTAAGTTAGCCTATTTCTTCTTTCTTGTTGAATTTGTTATTAATGTTATATATTCAGGAATGGAGAATCCAAATTATCAATGGTATAACTATTTATACTTGATATTCTTTGCTCTTATTATTCCTACTACTATAACAGCTTATGCACATGAAAGTGAAAGAGAAGTAGAAAAGAAAGAAGATTATCCTTTATATGAAGATAGTTTAGATGGATTAAGAAATGATTTTAATAATTTATCGGAAGTAGTTGCTTTAGATAGAACAGGATTATTAGAAATAATAAGAAAAGATAAAGAAGAATTATTAAATAAATTAAATAATCCAGAAGAATTATTAAAAGGTAAAACTCTTAAAATGGGAGTTAAAACTACTGATGGTGATAAAACTTATAACATGAAAGTATTATGATAGTAATAACAAAAGAAGCTTTATACGATTTATTGAATAAAGGTGAAGCTAATTTCTACTATTATTATATAAAATATGATGTAAAAGTTAGTAATGAAAATACAATAAATAATGATAATATTGATAATGATAATATTGATGAAGGTTTTGTAAATATAACAATAACAAAAAGTTGTATTATTGAATTATTACAAAGAAGTTTTATATCTAATAGTGTATTTCAAATTGCAATAGAATGAATTATTTAAGTGATGAAAGTTGGTTAGAATTATTAGATTCTAACCAACAAATAGAAGATGATTTTATAAATGATGAAGAACTATTAAATAATATATTATGAGTATAGAATCAACAAAAGAATATAAACAAGATAGAATTAATGTAAGAAATATAAATGCAATAATTGTAACTGGAAGATGTTATAAATATAAAGATAATTATTATGAATTATTAGGTATTAATTTACTTTCTAAAATAAATAATAATTGGATATCTAGTGTTAGATATAAAAAAATAATAGATAATACTAACGGATTAGAATTTATAAGATTACAAGATGATTTTAATAGTAAATTTGAACATATAACAGAACAATTATTATGAGTAAAATAAAAAGAGTTGTTTTCGATATTGAAACTTTAAATAGTTGCTTCACATTTACAGATTTAGATATAGATACTAAAGAAATAAAACAATTTGTAATACATCCTAGAAGAAATGAATTAAATGATTTCTTAGATTATTATGAGACTGTTGATTTAGGAGTAGGTTTTAATAATCTTAATTTTGATTATCCTGTTATACATTTTATGTTTAATAAGAGAAAAGAATGGAATGAAGAATTAAAATTAGGAGTAATAGGAGTTGAAAATATAATTCATGCTATTCATAATGAAGCACAAAGAATTATAGATTTACAAAATAATCCTACAGGTTTCTTTCAAACAGTAGCTATTAAAGAAGAAGATTCTAAAGTATTTCAATTAGATTTGTTTAAAGTCTGGCATTATAATAATAAAGCTAAAAGTACAGGATTAAAAGGTCTTGAAGTTTCCATGAACTTAGATAATGTTATGGAAATGACAGTTGACCATAAACAATTCTTTATAAGTGATGAAGAGATAGAAGAAGTACTAGAGTATAATAAAAATGATGTAATAGCAACTCACGAATTTTATCTTAAATCTAAAGATAAGATTAGATTAAGAAAATCTATTTATCAAAAATATAAACTTCAATGTTATAATTGGAATAATGGTAAAATAGGTGAAGAACTTATATTACATTTATATTGTCAACAAACAGGTAGAAATTATTGGGATGTTAAAAAACTAAGAAGTTATTATAATCAAATAGAATTAAAAAATTGTATTCCTTCTAATGTATCTTTTACAGAAAAGATATTTCAAAATATACTAGATAAGTTTTCAAGTAAAGTTATTACAATGGGTAATCTTGAAGATGATTCTTTAAAGAAAAAAGAAGGTGAAATAGGTACTATATTATATAAAGATTGTGAAATAACATATGGTATAGGTGGAATACATGGAGTAACAAAGAAAGGAATATATGAATCTGATGATAAACATATTATTAAATCATTAGATGTAGCTTCTCTTTATCCAAATCTTGCTATTATTTTAGGTCTTTATATCAAACATTTAGGTGAAGTATTTATTAAAGTTTACAAAGAAGGTATTGTAGATGTTAGGATGGCTGAAAAAGCTAAACCTAAAGAAGAAAGAGATATGGTTATAATTGATGGTTTTAAAGAAGCTGCAAATATACCATATGGAAAATCTGGTGATAAGAATAGTTTTCTGTTTGATTACAATTATACATTTAGTACTACTGTAGCAGGTCAATTATATTTAACAATGTTAATAGAAAGATTAGGTATTATTCCTAATATGAAATTACTAATGGTAAATACAGATGGTATGGAAGTATTAATAGAAAGAAAATATGAAGGTCTTTATAAAGAAATATGTAGTAAATGGGAAGAAGATATTAATTTAACTTTAGAATTTGTTGATTATAATAAAATGGTTATTGCTGATGTTAATAATTATTTAGCATTTACCACTACAGGGAAAGTAAAAAACAAAGGTAGATTTGAAGTAGATAAAGTAGTAGGTGATGAACCAGCTTATCATAAAGATAATAGTTTTAGAGTTGTACCTTTAGCTTTACAGCAATATTTCGGATATGGAATCCCTGTAGAGAGAACTATCAAAAATCATCTAAATAATGAATACGGAACTATAAAGAATCATGGTATATTAGATTTTTGTGGTAGACAAAAATTTACTAAAGATTCTTATGGAGAAACTATTGATATACAAATTGGTAAAAAACTTACTGTTTTAACACCAGATAATTGGAAAGATTTTGCTAAAAAAGATGGTTGGAGAACTTTATGGAATGAAGATAACTGGGTTAAAGAAGAATGGTTTGGTCACCCAACAATAGATGTAGATAGAGCAGGTATAGATACTAAATCTTTATATAAAACATTAGATAGTAAATATAATTATGAAACTAATGTTTTAAATTCACAAAAACAACAAAAGATTACAAGATATTATATTCATTCTAAAGGTAGTACTTTTATTAAAAGATATTTAAAAGATACATCTGCATTTATTCATAAAGGTTTTCAAGTAAAAGTTATGAATAAATTAATAAAAAAAGATACTCTTGAAGATTATGGGGTGAATCTTGTATTCTACATTAAGGAATGCTACAAAGAGATAGATAAAATAGAGTCAAAACAATTAAATTTATTCTAATGAATATAAACGACAAAGTTGATGATGTATTTGGAGTTGTATTATATATTTGTGCAACAATAATATTAATAAGTTTTACTATATGGACAATATTAAATATTTATAATGATATTATAAAATGAATTGGATAATTAATTATAGTATTATATTAAAAACTAAAATAATGTTAGAGTTTGGATTTAATGCTGGTGATAAAATAGCAGTATTACATTCTAAAGAAGATAATTGTTTTTATATTACTAAAACTAATTTAGGAAATAATAAACTTGTATTAGATAATGGTAATGGAGTTAATATGAAAACTAGAAATAAATTTGTAGCTGAACAATTAAAAGCTAATCCTCTTAAAAGGTTATATTTTGATATAGTTCAAGATGAACATGATAAAAAACATAATAGTGTTAAATGTATAATTAAAAAAGAAGAAAATGAATAGAATAAAAATAATAATTATATATACTTTATATTATACTGGTGATACTTTAGCTAAAACATTTAATTGGGATTTAGGAATTCGTTTATTCTTTAAATGTTATAATTGGTGTATGATAAAAAGTCTTGAATTATAAGAAAAATGGAAATTTGAAAAACCTTGGATTAAACCTAATATAGAAGAAAATGAGTGAAATAAAATATAAATTACTTAAAGAATTACCTTTTTGTAGTGTTGGAAGTATTGGTATTGTTGATGATGAATTATTAAATTTTTATTATAATGATGGTGATAATAGTGGTAATAATTATTATTATGATATTAAAGAAATAGAAACTTTAATAAAAGAAGGTTGGATTGAAGAATACAAACCAAAAAGTCAAAAAGAATTAGCTGATGAATTACTTAATAATTATTCAGAAAAATATAGTTCTTTAACAGAAGAACAACAATTTGAATGGATAAAAGAGTTTTGTGATAAATATGAAATTAAAGAAAAAGAATGATAAGTCGTGATGAAAGACAATCTATAACAGTAGATAAAATAGTTGAAGCTAAAGTAGATTGTGCTATAGATTGTTGTACTGGATATGGTAAAACTTGGGTAGCAGGTCTTATATTAAAAAGAAATAAAAGAGATTTTAATGGTATTGTAATTGTTCCTACAGAATCAATTAAAAAACAATGGATTAGATTTCTTAAATTTCTTGGTTTAGAAGATAAAATGGAAGTTTTTATTATTAATAGTATTGTAAAAAATGATACTAAAATAGAAGCTGATATTGTAATATATGATGAATTACATCTATTTCCTTTAGGTAAAGTATTTGGAAAAATCTTTGAACTTACAGATTGTCAATATAGATTAGGTTTAAGTGGTACGTTAGGTAAAAAACACAAAGAAAGTTTATTAAAACTTAGAAGACCATTAAAAATAGTAGATACTATAACAATAGATGAAGCTGAAAAAAATGGTTGGTGTGCTAAAACTATAACTTATAATTTATTTGTTGATTTAAATGAAAAAGAAAGAGAAATTTACAAAAATCTAAATGAAAATTTTGAAAAAAATGCAGCTTATTTTGGTAGTGATGTAAATTTAATAATAAAATGTGGAGGTTCAAGTTCTGCTAAAGAATATGTAGATAGTCTTTATAATAGTAATCAAATAATACAAAACCATGAAGGTATAGATTTAACCAGAGAACAAGCCAGAAAATTTATTCAAGAGAAAGCTTTTTGGGGTAGAAAGTACATGCAAGATAGAAAACAATTTATTTATAATGCTACTTGTAAACTCAATACATCAGAAGAACTAATTAGTAAATTTATAGGTAAATTTGGTAATAAATTTATTACTTTTGGTCAAACTACAGATAGTGCTGATTTACTACATGAAAGATTATCTTATCATAAACATATTAAAAGTGTAGCTTTTCATAGTAAAATGAAACCTATAGATGTTGCAGAAGATATATTAATTAGACATGGTATTATAGATAAAGAAGGTAAAACATTAAATTTATCTTTTAAACCTATAAAAATTAATAAAGAAAAATGTGCTAATTTATATATGTCTATGTTTGATAGAAGCGAACTTAATGGTTTAGTTTCTGCAAAAGCATTAGAAGTAGGTTTAGATGCAAAAGGTATATTATTAGGTGTAGAAGTTGATGGTGATTCTGTAAAAGAAGATTATAATCAAAGAAAAGGAAGGAGTTGTAGAAAAGAAATAATAACTTATAAAGGACAAGAAATAGATAAAATTGCTTGTTATGTTAATATAGTACTTAGAGATACTAAAGATGAAAGTTGGGTGAAAAGTAGACAATATGGAAGTAGACCAGCTAGAATAGTTAATAGTGTTGATGATTTAATAAATGATTTTGAAAAAGTTTTAGACAATCAATTAAATGTTAATTAATACAAAGAAAGTAACACAGTTATGTGAAAAGTATCAAATTGATATTTATCAGTTTTGGATATTATATTTAAGAGCAACAAATGATTATGAAAATTTAGAAAAGTATAGCCAAATAACACATCCTTTATCTTTAAGTAAAATAAAAGAGTTAGAAGAAAGAGACTTAATTAGAGAATTAGGTTATACTAAAAAAGGTGATGTTGATGTAATAGATTTCTTAGATATTCATGTTACAGAAAAATGTATTGAAACATTCTTTAAAGATTGCAATATTGTAACAGAAGAAATAGGAGAAGAATTATTTAGTGTATATCCTAAATTTATTAATATTAATGGTACAAATTCTGTATCTACTAAAAGTGGTGATATAAATGGAGTTTATTATGATAAAGAAAAGACTATAGAATTATATCTTAAAAGAATAAAATATAGTGAAGAAAAACATAATAAAATAATAGAAGTTGTAACATGGGCAAAAGCTAAAGGTCATATAAATGTAGCTTTTAGAAATTTTGTACATGATGAACTTTGGGAAGCTTTAATTGAAATGAAAGAACAAGAACAACCAACTCATACTAAATCTAAAAGTATATAATATGTCAAAAGAAGAATTAATACAATTATTTGATGAATTTATTAGTCGAGAAATGTTAGCTAATGATTTTAATCAATTTTTAGAAGAAAAAGGATATTCAGAAAAAGAATATGATGATTTAATGCAACAATTAGATTAGTTATGAGGTATTTTGATGTATTAGTAGAAGATATTAACAGAGGTCAACAAGGATTAAATGTAGGTTTACCTTTTGGATTTCCAAGATTAACAGAATATGTTCCTAATATACAACAAGGTACTTATTATTCTATAGGTGGTGAAGCTGGTTCAGGTAAAACAGCATTAGTTGATAATATGTTTGTACTAAATCCAATTAAATGGTATTTAGAAAACAAAGATAGAACTGATATTAAAATAAAAATATTATATTTTTCTTTTGAAGTAACTTTAGTTAATAAAATAGCTAAATTTGCAGCATGGAAATTATACGATAATAAAAAAATACTTGTTGATATAAATTATATTAAAAGTAGAGCTAATAATAAAATAGATGAAAATATAAAAAATCATATTCTTAAATTAGAAAAAGAAATTGATGTTTTAGAATCTATTGTTCAAATTTATGATGAACCTATTAATCCTACAGGTATAAGTAAAATACTTCAAAAATTCTATAATGAAAATGGAAAATATGAAAAAGTAGATGAATATACTAAAAAATATGTTCCTAATAATCCTAACTTATATGTAATAGGAGTATTCGATCATATAGGACTTACTAAAAAAGAGCAAGGTTTTAATAAAAAAGAAACATTAGATAAACTATCAGAATATTGTGTTTATCATAGAAATAAACATAATTTTATTCCTGTAGCTGTTAGTCAGTTCAATAGAAGTCTTGCAGATGCAGAAAGACAATTAAAATTGAAAGGTAGTAAAACAATCAATTATGAAAGTTTAAGACCACAACAATCAGACTGGAAAGATACAGGAGCAATAGGTGAAGATGCAAATGTAATGATAGGTTTATTTAGTCCTAATAGATATGAAATACCTTGTTTTGATGGTTATGAAATAGGAAGTTTAGAAGATAGATTTAGAAGTATTAATGTACCTAAAGCTAGAGATGGAGTTCCTGATATTAGTTTAGGATTAGCTTATCTTGGTGAAATAGGTCTATTTAAAGAATTACCTAAAGCTGATAATATGATGACTAAAAGTAAAGAAACAGGTAAGAACTTTTATCAAACGATAAATGATATTAAAAAGTATGTTGGTGAAGATAATAGTGAAGGAAAACAAAATAATTTATTTTAATGTTAAATATTGGTAAAATAGAAACATATAAAGAGTTAGGTACTTTTTGGTATAGTTTACAAATATATTTAGTTCAAAGTAAATTAGATAATAAAATAATATCAATTTATTGTTATAATAATTAAATAATGAAAGAAGGAGAAAAAGAAGAACAAACAGCTGATATACAAATCAGTAAAGAAGTTAAAGAACAAGCTATTGTTAAATTAGATAATATAAGTGATTCAGGTCAATTATATAGTTTAGCTAAAGTTTTATGTGAAAGTAAACTACTTCCAGTAACTTATAATACTCCTGAAAAAGCATTACTTTGTATAGCACAAGGTAGAGAACTTGGATTAGGTGCTGTTACTAGTTTATATAATATGTACTTTATACAAGGTAAGCCTGTATTAAGTATACATGCTATAAATGCTTTAATAACATCTAAAGGTATAGCTTTTAAAACAATTTCTGACTATGAGAAAATAGAAAATGCTGCTACAGGAGCATCTACTAGAGTTACAGAAATAATGTTTTATAGGAAACACAAGGAACTTAATATGATTATAGAAGAGCGTATTAAGTATACTTGGCAGGAAGCTGAAATGGCAGGATTAGCAATAAAAGATAATTGGCAGAAATATCCTAAGGTTATGCTTTGGAATCGTTGCTTTACTTTTGGTGCTAGGCGTATAGCTTCTGATTATTTACTTGGAGTAATGGAGATTTCAGAAGCTGGTGACACATTTAACAAAACTTATAAGTTAGATAGCGAAGGAAATGCTGAATTTGAAGAAATAAAATAAAATATTAAAAGAAAACTGTTTGTAGTTTCAGTTAAAAAAGCTATATTTACATATAATTAAAACAATCAAAAACAACAATTTAAAATTTAAAAATCATGGCATTAGTTAAAGTAGAAGTATCGAGAAAAACACCAAAACCTTTCACACGTGAAAAATCAGACAACGAAACTAAGAACGAATTATTTCTTGGTAAATCAGGTATTAATTTTAGAGAACAAGCAATTGCTACAATGAGTTTTGTAGCAGGTGATAATATTGGTTTTACTCCTGATATTGATATGAAAGCAGGAGAAACAATTGAAACAACAACTGGTAAATTGAATGCTCTTTACATTCAAAAAGAAGAAAAACTAGAAAAAGATGGTAAAGAAGTTAAAAATGGTTACAAACTAGGTACTAATAATGCAATTACTGGTACTGCAATCCAACCATATTTAGTAGAACTTGCTGGTATTTCTAGTAGATTTGCAACTAAACTTGCAGGTGCAAAACCATCTGATATGTTGGATATTACAGAAGTTGACGAGATTCTTACAGGTAAACAAATTGTGTTTACAGTTGCAGAAGAAGCAATTGAATTTGAAGGTAAACAACTTTTTGAAGTAAAATTCAAAGAAATTACTGAATCTAAAAGAGGTAAAAAAGGAGAAGATTCTGATTCTGAAATAACAGAAGTTCCAATGGAAACTACTTCACCAGAAGTAGAAGAAGAATTGTAATTAAAGATAACTTTTAACTAAATAAAAAAGGTAATAGAAATATTACCTTTTTTTATCACAAATTTTACAAAATTTATAACTTAAAATACAAATACAATGTCAGGATTTAAGAAAAATGAGAATTTAAATACACAAGGAGAATCAAGTAAAAAACTAGCTCCTGGAATTTATATTGGTGGTAATATTACAGAAGTTACTAAAGGAGAAAAACAAATATATAATAGTGAAGATAAAGAAGTATGTTTAAATGTTACATTTAGGGATGCTACTGGTAAAGAACATTTAGAGCAACTTGGTACACCTAAAGAAACAGAGAAAACAACTTTAGATGAAGCTTTGACTTATGGTTATGAAAATATGTTGCATTTAGCACATCCTTTTTTAACAGATGAAGAAATGACTGCTTTTGAAAAATATGCAGAAGGATTAGAAGAATTATCTGTTGAAACTTATGCTAAAGTAGTAGATAAATTTATTGAAGTTCTAACTCCTAAATTAGAAACTAAAGTAGATATTATTATTGAAGGTAGTGTTTTGAATGGTAAAACACCTGTAAGTAAATTTCCTAACTTCAATAGTAGAAGTTTGAAAAATAATATTAAACCTACAGCTTATATTACTAAATCTGGTGGTTCTGTTTCTTTGAAAGAAACAAATAACCAAAGAAAAGGTAAAGAATCTTATTTTGCAGCTTTAACAAGTACTACTGCAACAACTACAGAAGGTGGTGCTAAAAAAGCTACTCCTGATGATTTGTTTTAAAAAATAAAGTAAGGTTTAGTTAATAAATAGGCTCTTATCTTTGATTTGAGCCTATTTTTCTTTATATTGAAATACTAATAGGAAGTGTTACCAAGTTGGTCAAGGTGGTAGACTGAAAATCTACTAATACAGGTTCGATTCCTGTCACTTCCACTAGTGCAGGTTCGATTCCTGCTCGGTTGTTGAGGACTGGTGTGAAGGGAGTTTGGTTCGATTCCAAATGATAAGTATTAGTGAACAGCTAATTAACTCTGGTGAGACAAAAATACGGTTACTAGTACCGATAGATATTATAGGAATATAATTATTGCTAGTTTTAAATTAAATATTATGAATAAAGATACTATTTATGTAAAACTTACAGATAAAAAATATGAAGTATTAAAACTTCAAGAAGATAAAGATAAGATTAAAAGATATTTAATAATGAAATAAATGTTTGTATCTAAACTACCTAATAATGATGGTAAAAAGTTAATATTAACAAGAAATTTAATACTTCAACATATAAGTGAAGAAGATATATTTTTAAGATATTTAGGAGTATTTACATTAAAGAAACAAATTAAATCTCCTTTAAGAAATGATAAACATTCAGATTGTGGGTTTTATCATAATGGACACGATGTAATTAAATATTACGATAAAGCCAAAAACATTAATGAAGATTGTTTTGGTATAGTAAAGCTTATTTATAATGTAGATTATAATAGAGCATTAAATATAATAGCAGAAGATTTTGGTTTGATTGATAAAGATTTATCAATTCTTCCCTATAGGGATAAAATCATAAATACAGAACAAACTCTACAAAGACAAACTAGATTAGATTTTGAACCTAGAGAATTTAATAAAAGAGATTTAGATTATTGGAAACGATTTAATATAAGTCTTGAATTATTAAAAGAAGAAAAGATTTATGTAGTAGAAAAAGGTTATCAAACAATAAATGGTGTACAAACACTTCATTATATAAATACTTATAATGACCCTTGTTATGCTTATGCTTTTCCAGATAGAACAATTAAATTTTATTATCCTTTTAGAGCAAAAGATAAGAAAAGATTTGATTCAATGACAGATATTTATCCTATTTCAGGATATAATAAATTACCAAGTGTAGGAGATTATGTAATAATAACTAAATCTAAAAAAGATGAAGTTTGTGGTAAATCATTTGGTATTAAAAATGTAGTTTCAGCACAACAAGAATCAGGTGTAATAAATAGAGATATAATAACAGATTTATATAATAGATTTGATAATGTATTTATTTTATTTGATTGGGATTTAGCAGGAATTAAAGCTACTAAATATAATATAATACAATATCCTTTTCTTAAACCTTTATTTATAAGAGATAAAGCAAAAGATTTTAGTGGATATTGTGATAAATATGGAGTTAATAAAACACAAGAATTAGTTAATCAATTTAAACAATATGTTAAACAATTTATATATTAATATATTAAAGTTTTTTGGAATTTATAAACAAAGTTTAATGAAAGCTATAGATAAACCAACAAGAACTAAAAATGGTTGGGAATATCCAGCAAAAATAGTAGAAGAAAATTATTATTTCTTTGGAATAAAATATAGAATTAAAAAACATTAAATTATGACTTACGAAGAAATGAAAGCTAAATATCCAACATTAAATTGGACAGAAGCAGAAGAATTAGAAATGTTAGGTGATATAGATTCTATTAATGCTGGTGCAGAAGCTTTTGATAGAATTAAAGATAGTTTAAGAAGCAAATCAAACAATAATATAAAGACTTCAAATGACAGATTATAATAAAATAATAGAAATAAAAGATAAATATCCTCAATTAACTTTTAATAATAAAGGTTATGAATGTTTATCAAAAGATATTCAAGAATCTCATAAAGAAATAATAAAAGAGTTATCTGATATTTTAAAAAGAAATATTGAAGGTTTTGTTAAATTTAATAATTTTAAATTAAGAAAGAATAATACTTTTGATGTAAGATGTCAATATCAATGGACTCATAATTTTACAGGAGTTGGATATTTTAATATAGAAGCATTTAAAACAATAGGAGAATGATAACACAATGGAAAGAAGATGAAAAAAGTAATATAAAAACTGTTAAAACTAAACAATTTAAAACAGGTTTATATATTTGGTTAGATAATGGAGAAACATCCGCTTCTTATAAAAAAGAAGTAGATTATCATAAAGATTTAAGAGATAAATTAGTTGGTCAAGGATTTGAATTAATACCTTCAAAATAATGGAAGAGTTAAAAATAGATAGTGATGATGAAAAGTATGTAGGTTGGTATTTTCAAGAATTGAAAGAAGCTGGTATTGTAAAAGATTTTAAAAGAGCAGAAAGTTATACTTTAAATAAAAGTTTAATTATTAAGTATCAAGAAATAAAACAACTTGTAACTAAAACTAAAGTAATAGAAAAATTTCAAACTTTAATACCTAATAAAGTATATACTCCTGATTATGAAGTACTTTGGTTAAAAGGGGAAAATACTAAAAAGTTAGTACAAGTATTAAAACCTGAAATTTCTATAACAAAAGCTTTTATTTGTCAATTATTAAAAGGTAATTTTACTAGTATTGTAGAAGTAAAACCTATACATGATATGAACAATATGACTAGGTTATTTAAAACTAATCAAGCTGTAATGTGGGAAGTACATGATATATATGTTAATCTAATTACTTATCAAGAACTATTTGAAGCTACTTTTACTCCTTTAAGATATATTATAGAAGAAGGTACTTATAAGAAAAATAGTAAACATGGTAAAAAAGGAGATAATAAAATAAAATGGAAAGTTAGAACTTTACAAGAATATTTAGAATGTTAATACAAGAAACAAAAGATATTAAAATAATAACTATACATTTATATTATCAAAAATATAATATGTATTTGATACGTAAAATAAAACAACCTTTACAATCTTTTGTATTTACACAAGAATGTCCTTTATTAAAAGGAAAAGAACAAACATGGATTGCAAATTTAATTTTAAATTAATGTTATATTCAGCACATTTAGGTAACGGATTATCTGTTTGGAGAAGAGGTGAAAATGATTTTATTGCTCATATAGATAGTTATAGAAATATTAAATATAGAGTTGATAAAAAGTCTTTAACTAAAGAAGAGATAAAAGAAATAGAACAATTAAGTAAAGAAGATAATAGAACAATAAGTGTAACACAAAATGAAAAAGTTTTTAAAACAAAAATAAATGAAATATCTTAAAATACAAAACAAAGGATTACTTGATATAAGATTATTCTCTCTAATGGGAGGAACAACTAAAGATAATGATAGTGCTAAAATTGGTCAATGGGGTTCAGGTTTAAAATATGCTATATGTTTTTTACTTAGAAATAAAATAGATTTTAAAATATTTATAAGTAATGAAGAAGTAAAAATTACTTTAAAAGAAGAAACAATTAGAGATGAAACTTTTGAAGTAGTACTTGTTAATGGTAAAGAAACATCATTAACTACTAAAATGGGGGGTAAAGCTTGGGATGAATGGACTTGTATTAGAGAATTATATTCTAATGCTTTAGATGAAGGTGATGCTAAAATACAAATTACAGATACTTTTGAAAGAAAATCTGACAATACTTCATTTTATATAGAACTTACTCCTAAATTTCTTGAAATATATAATAATTGGGGAGAATATTTTATTGAAAATAAAGTACCTATTTATGAAAATGATAGTTTTAAATTATATCCGAATGGAGGAAATTTAAAATTATATAAACAAGGTGTATTAATTGGTAAAAGAGAATCAAAATCGTTATTTTTGTATGATTTTAAAGATGCTCAAATAAATGAACTTAGAGAATATAAAGGTAGTTTTGAAAATGATTTATCTACAATATTATATGCAATAGATGATATTAAAACTATTCAATATATTTTAAAGAATATTACAGAAGAAGTATTTGAAGGTAAAGAAGTAAACTTTAAATTTTGGCGTTCATCTACATGGGATAAACCAAATCCAGCTTGGAAAGAAGCTTTTGGAAATGCTAAAATCATTACACAAGAAATCAAAGATAAATGTATAGGTAAACAAGCTAATGTAGATTTAACACATACAATTGTATTACCTAAAACTCTTTATGAAGGATTAAATCATCATATAGAAGATATTTCTGCACTTAGATTAGCTAGTAAAGTAAATGAATTTTATGAAATTTATGATTCTGAATTAGAACAAAAACTTAAAGAATGTATTGTTATTCTTGAAGAATCTGATTATTTTATTCATCCAGAAGCTAAATTTATATTTGGTGAATTTGGTCAAGGAACTACATTAGCTAGAGTTAATTTTGATACTAAAGAAATATTTATTAGTCAAAAATTAAAAGATAAATCAATGTTTGATTTCTGTACTATGTTAGTAGAAGAAAATGAACATTTAAGAACTAATATGTCTGATGAAACAAGAGAATTTCAACAACATTTTATAGATTTATATGTTAAAAGTATTTTAGATAAAGCTGAAATAAAGTTGTGACAATTACAGAATGTAAATATCAACATTTAGATGATGGTTATTCGTTAATACATTGTGAATTTAATGTTGGTAATAGTAGAACTATAAGATGTGTAAAAACAGAAGAATTAAAAATTGATTCTTCTGTTTTTATAGGTTTAAAATTTAGTGATAGTTTATATTTAGATACTACTAAACAACCTATAATTAAGAAAAAACTTAATTTAGTTAATTTGTTTGATGATGAAGTAGAAGAAGAAGAAATTAAAGAAAATGTACAATTAGGATTATTTTAATATGGATGGATTACAATTATTAAAAGAAATAAGTGATATTAATAAAAGATTAAAATTAATATCTTTTATTATAGAAAAACCTATTTATAAAAATACATTAAAAGAAGAAGATTTACAACATGAAACTTCTGATTTTATACATAGTGTAGATAAAATAAAAGAACAAATAATAAATATTGAATTTATAAAAATATAACAATGCAAAATACAGAACTAGAAAAAAGTATTCATAATATTTACGATATTGGAATTAAAGTAAAAGAACTTTATAATATTATAGAAGAAAATGAAGGAGAAATTGATGATGAACAATATAGTTTATTACAATTTGAAAAAAGTGAAATTAAAAAAGTAGGTTGTGATATTATTACTGTAAGAGACGGTATTCAATCTGTATCTGATATGCTTTCTAAACAAATAGAAAGATTAACAGAATTAAAAGCTAAGAAAGATAAACAAATAACCAATATTGAAAAAGCTTTAATGTGGGTTCTTCTTAATTTTGGTGAACAAGATAAAAAAGGTATTTGGAGATTAGATTTAGATATTGCTCAATTATCTACTAGAAAAAATCCTGAAAGTGTAGTAATAGAAGATGAAGCTTTAGTTCCTAATGAATATAAGAAATTTGATTTAATAATTAAAGATTTAACTTCTGAACAATTAGAAGAAATAGGTAACTTATTAGAAACTTCTAGTTTAAATAAAAGAAATAGTGGAGAAGATGTTTGTGTTATAGATAATGTTAGAATAACTCCAAAAGTTTCTAAAAAAGAATTAAAACCTAAATTAGTAGAACTTCAAAAAGATATTGATAATCTTGAAAATAAATATAGTAATGAAGAAATAACTACAGAAGAATATAGAGAATCATTAGAAACTATTCCTAATTTAGGTGCATATATAAAAGAAGGAGATTTAAATTTAGTTATAAAATGATAGGAAGATATATATTTATAATAGCTTTTTGTTTTTTAGGTATTATTTCTTTAGTAACTTTTATTTATTTAAATATAAAATAAATGCAAATAGAAATATTAGAAAATACTCCTTTTGATAAGAAAGGAGTATTTTTATCTCTAAAAGAATTTAAATTAAAATATATTTATATATGTATTTCAGGTATTAGTTCTGATGAAGATTTGATTGATTATTTAAAAACAGATTTATCATTTAAAGATTGGTTTAAGATATGGGATTCAAAGGAGACAAAAGTATAGTACATACTAAAAATAAGTTTGAAATTTATTTAAATAGTATAGAAAGTAATGAATGGTGGGATAATTTAGATATAGAATCAAGAGGGGCAATTAATAATTATCCTAATTCTAAATATAGAGATAGAATAGGTAATGTATTTAGAACTCATTTTAAAGATGATTTTAATAGAGAATATCTGATATGGCTCAATACAAAGTAAGAAAAAAGAAAGAACTTGAACCTTTTATTGATAAAACATTACATTATAATATAATAGATGATAATAAAACAATAATTTGTTCAGGTTCTTTACATTTTAAGTTTTTTAGTAAAATGTATAAATTTGCTAAATTTCTTTATACTACATATAATGGTGAAAATATAAAAGTATTAATAATAAATAATAAATAATATGCCTGATTTAGAAATAGAAAACGAAGAAAATAATATTGAAGATAATGAACCTTGTTTTGAGCCTGAAACTTGTAATGAAGGTAGTTTTGAAGGAGTAGAATGTGAAATAGTTAATAAAGAAGGTTCTTGGTGGTGTATGACATGTAATAAATATAGATAATGTGGCAAATACTAGGAAATCTTTATAAAAAAGATAAAGAAATAAGTAAAGATTATTTAGAAATTAAAGAATTAATAAGAAAATTCTTATTTAAAGAATTACAAAAAGTATCTTTAAGTACTGTAATAACTTCTTTACAATTAGGTAATCAAGAAAAAAAGATTAGACCTTATAAAGATTGTAATTTAGCTACAGTATTAAAAGCTATTGAAGAAGTATGTATTGAAGAAAATGTAGATAATAAAGCATTAAATGTATATATTGATGAAATAATAATAAGTGTTAATACTATACCTTTTTAATTATGATAAAAGTATTTAGAGTTTATAAATATAAAGGATTATCTGTTTATATTAATGGTATTGGAAAATCAGAGAAAACAGGTAATAGATTAGTAATTTGGAGAGATATTAGAGGTAAAGAAGGTGAATCTTTTTCTATTACTCCTGAAAGTGAATTTGAAAAAGAAGCAAAATTAGTAGAATAATTATGAGTATAATTGCTATAAACGGGAAGATAGGA